ATAGCGGCTACTTTGGGACGGAATATTGCAATAGCGGTTGGCGCCGGGGCTGCAGGCATAGCCGGAGTGATTGGCCTTCTCTCTAAGCTGGCCGTGGGTGAGGGAGCCGTAGGGATATCCGGAATATTAAACCGACTTACCAAAATTGATATCGGTAGCGGGGCAATAGCGATTGCAGGCACCCTCGGTAAATTGATTAAAATAGATGTAGGCGCTGGTGCTATTGCTATAACCGGTATTTTATCCACTGTATTTAAGTATTCCCTGGCTGTCGGCGCCGGTGCCGTAGGGATAGCGGCGACTCTGGGACGGAAAATATTCAAGACGGTTGGTGGCGGAGCTGTAACTATAAGTGGTGCGCTATTGTTTGGCCTCGTCCGGCTGTTATTTATTATTTCATCCCTATTGCACCCCGTGAGAATTACCTCGACTTTATCAACAGGATTAGTTTTAAACTCAACACTGGCGACTGAATTTGCGATAACGTCTACCACCCAGGAGAGATAAAATGCGATTTGAAATAGGCGAAACGATAATATGCTCAATTGAAATCAAGACCGCTGCAGGTGTTTTGACCGACCCGGCTACGTCTATCAAAATCACTATAGAAGACCCTGCCGGCGTTAAGGTGGTTGACGATGTGGCCATGACCAACGACGGAGTTGGGTTGGACCATTACGATTACACCTCTGCCGGCACGGCCCAGGTTGGGACTTATACGATCTGGTATATAGCCATTGACGGGGCCCGGACGACAAAACAAAAAGACACTTTCGAGTTGGAGCCATAATGTATAACGCATACGCTGATGTAGAAACCTTCAAGAGCGGGGAATTCGCCAATATCATCATCAATACAGAACAGGTGGCCTTCCGCAAACTACTGGAAGCTGCCTCGAGACACCTTGACAGATGCACTCACCGGTATTTCTACTGCTGGGAGGGTGTAAAATATTATGACGGCAAGGCCGGAAACCTCCTGATTGACGACCTGTTAAGCATCGCCACTCTCAGGTTGGACGAGGACTCAGACGATGTGTACGAGGCCACAATGGCTGCCACCGATTACCTGCTATTCCCAGCCAACAGACTACCGAAGGATCGCCTCGAGTTGAGCAACGCCAGTGCTTATGGCGGCTTCGCCCGGGGTGTTTTAAACGGTGTTGAGATAACAGGAATTCACGGCTACGGCGATGGCGAGTCGGCCACGCCCTACTATGCAACAGGGCAGGTAGTACGGGACAACCCGCTACTGGCGGCCTCAACAACTATAACAACCCTCACCACGGCCGCCCTGGGGGCTGGCATGACCCTTCGGATAGAGGACGAGCAGGTTTACATTGAGAGCATCACAAACGCCACCGCGTTCGTTGCAGCTCGTGGTGTAAACGGCACAACGGCCGCTGCCCATGTTCAAGACATACCAATAAGTCTTTACGAGGCACCGCAACCGATACGAGAAGCCACCCTGGTGCTGGCGATGCGGGCATGGAAACGAAAGGACTCTGCGTTTCAAGACGCCGTTGGAAGCCCCGACACGGGCTTGGTGGTAGTGTGGAAAGACGAAGACCCGTTTGTTAAGGGCGTTATCAAAGATTATTTCAGGTACTTATAATGAGTGTTACAGTAAACGTTGAGATAACAGAAGGCAAGGAACTGGCTAAGCAGTTTGGCAAGAGTTCCAATGTTAAAAGCCCAATCGATAAGGGCATAAAACGTATAACCCTCAAATTTGAAGGGCTGGCCAAGAAGGCTACGGTGGTGGATACGGGGAGACTTCGGTCGAGTATAAGCCACCGATATTTCGGTACTAATTCGGCAGCTGTTGGCACTAACGTTCAGTACGCCCAATTCGTTGAGTACGGCACGAAGAATATGGACGCCCGCCACATGGAGGGTGCCAGCAAGGTGGTAGATGGAGTTGGTATGTTGACTTATGCGTACCAACAGACAAAGGAATGGCTCGCCAAAGAAGGTGGCGAGATTACCAAACAGATTTCAGATAAGATTTGTAATAGGAGTTCTAAGTGAGTATTGAAGCGGTTGGCACAGGCATAAAAACCACTATACTGGCGACGATTCCTACGGGCTTGAGAGTATACGCTACCAATGAGATTCCTGACAGCCTGGAATTACCATGCGCGCTGATCATGCTGGGCCCGGGTGATTATGCCACGACCTTTGACGGCACCTTCGACCAAATCTTCCGGCTCATAGTGTGCGTGTCAAAGCAGGATACCCCGTCGGCATTTAATAGATTATTGGATTACATCGATCACACGGGGGACAAGAGTATCTTCGCCGCTCTGGATGTTGACCGGACTCTTAACGGGTCCTGCAGCGCGTCAAAGTGCGCGAGCCATAGCGGTGCCGGCGCCACCCCGTGGGGGAATATAGTATACTTATCAACAGAGTTTCAATTGCAAGTTTGGAGTTAATATAGGAGGCATGAAATGGCTAGAGTAGCTGGTTACGGTGGGGATTTACTAGCCCCTGGTATTATAGCTGGTGTTCGGGAGTGGGCAATAGACTACGCTGCCAACGCTATTGATAGCAGCGGGTTTGATGGCGGCCAACCAAAGACGTTCAAGACGGGGCAAACCGAATGGAGTGGTACCTTCAACGGCTTCAAGGATGGGGTTCCGCTCGCTATCGGCACAGAATTGGCAGCGGAGTTTCAAGAGAGCGCCGTGGCCACCCAGAAATGGACTGGCGACATTATCATAACAAACGTGGGCCCTTCAAGTGCCGTTGATGGTCTGGTTTTATACCCATACACTTATCAGGGCACGGGTGCGTTAGTAGTACCGACCACGTAAAGGAGGCCAGTTATGGCAAGGATACCAGGTTATGGTGGTAACGTTTTCGTTGGTAGCCAGGTGGTTGAGGATATGGACGTTGCCTGGACTGAACAGGTTGACGCTGATGTTACGTTAACGCTTGACACTACCGACTATAAGGTAGGGCTTGGAAGCAATAAAATGGTACAGGCCGCGGGCTTGGCCGTTGGCGATATTATGGCCAGCGAGGTCATTGTGGCACTGGACTTGTCGGGCTACTCTATCGGGCTATGCTGGGCCAAGAGTAGCGTTAACGTTGTTTCAGGCACTTATCGCCTATTGCTAGACAACCAAGCCATGTGTGCTAACCCTGAGGCTGAACTGGACCTGCCAGCCCTGGTTGCTGGCGAGTGGAAGTTTTGCCGATGTGTTGTGGCAGATGGTTCTTTTGCGGCGGCCGATGCGGTTATATCAGTTGGTGTTGAATTGCAAGCCAATGACCCCGGCGCCGCCACCCTGTGGATAGATGCCATCGACGCCGCTGCTGAAGTGGTAGGCATCCGCGAGTGGAGCTTAGATGCCGCCGCCGCCGTACAGGATAGTTCGGCATTTAGCGACGGGCAAAACAAGGTGTTCACCGTTACGAGTAAGCAATGGGGCGGCAGTTTCAGCGGGTTTAAGGACGGCCCGCCGCTGGCTATCGGAACCGTTGTAGGTTTGGAATTGCAGGAGAGCTCCACCATCACACAGATGTGGCGTGGTTCGGCAATCATAACCAGCGTAGGCCCCTCAAGTTCGGTTGACGGCCTTGTATTGTACCCGTACACATTCCAGGGTATCCACGCACTAGAGTGGCCAACGGCTTAAGATGAGAGTGTGGCAAGGTAAAATTTACCTTATGCGGCACTTGGGGATTGACGCAACTACCAGCGGCAAGATGGCCGCCAGCGACTTTAACTTACTGGTGCGAGAGGTGGACCAGCAACTACGGGTGGAACGCTACCCAATAGAATATCGGATCGGGCAGGTTATGTGTACCATGGTTAACAGTAAAGAAAGAACATATCGACCTGAGATGTTCGTGGGTGAAGACCCCAAGAATACGGAGGTGGCAAAAGTGGCAAAGGAAAAGAGTGACCCCGAGATAATGTTGGCAGACGGCAACAACTACACCCTGGCCGTGCTTGACGCTAATATGATGGAGGATATTGAGGAAGCGTTTGACAAGCCATGGGGCGTCCTATTTACCAACGTGAGGGTAAAGGTACTCAAGGCCGTGCTGTGGCATATGCTCAAACCCAACTACCCTGAATTGCAACTGGCCGACGTAGGCCACTTATTGACGGCAAAGAACATGACCACCGTAGTAACAAAAATAAGTGACATGAAGTAATGGCCACCGCTAAAGTTGAAGTAGTCATCGGAGCCAAAGACGAGGCCAGCGGCAAGCTCAAACAAATTGGCAACAACATGACCAAGATGTCTGGCACGTTTAAAAAAGCCGGCACCGTTATGCTCGCTGCAGGTGTTGCCCTGGGGGCTGGTATTTTTAAGCTGGCTGACAGCTATACCAAAGCCGGTGACGAGGTTGCCAAGATGGCCAAGCGAT